GAAAGCTTCTGGTATGCCCTTAACACAGGAGCTACGACAACTAGGAATTCCTGTAGTTACTTATACGCCCAGTAAGGGCAATGATAAGCACGTACGTGTTAACTCCGTAGCTCCTTTATTTGAAGCAGGACAGGTGTGGTGTACGGAAGATAGGTTTGCTGAAGAAGTGATTGAAGAATGCGCCGCTTTCCCTTATGGTGAGCATGACGATTTAGTCGATTCAACAACACAAGCTTTGATGCGATTTAGACAAGGAAACTTTATTCAGTTGGATTCTGACTATCAGGATGAGCCTTCGTTAATAGAACCGCAAAGAGAATACTATGGCTAAAAACCCATTTAAAAAACCTAAACCAGGTGATACAGGTCTTGTTGCAGATATATATGAAGGCATAGATGTTGTAGGTGATTATCTAGAACCAAAAATTCAAACAGGCATTGACTATTTTAAAAGTTTAGGAAGCAAAGCTGATGATGTTACAAGAAATGTTTTAGTAAATAAATTTAATAGACAAGTTGATCTTTCTGGTGCAAAAAGCTCAACTCAAAAAAGAGGTATAAAACAACAAGCTTCTAGAAATAAATTACTTAACGAAGTAAATGAAAGAAGAAATAAACAATTAATAAAATATCTTGATGAAGATCCTGTTTTTGAAGATGCTTTAATGCAAGCAGATCAATTAAGAAATAACATTAAACAGGGAAAAGGGTATAAATATTTAGAAGGATACGAAGATTTTTTAAAAAACTTTTCTCAAATTTACAAAAATAAAACTTTAGATAAAAAATCTTTTGATAAATTTAATATACTTTTTCAAAATCTTTTTTTTGAAGGTTCAAGACCTGCACAATTACGTAAAATGGAAAAATCCATGGTCGATTTAAATTTGCTTAAAGAATCAGATATTATGTCTGCTCAAGATAGTGTAAAAATATTACAAGATAAAGGCATTAACATGAGAGGTTTTACTCAAGGAGGTCAAAACCCAGCTCACATGTATGATTTTTTGCGTGAAGAAATAGCAAATGTATCAAAAAAATATAGAGAAGATTTTATTAAAAAGTATGGAGAAGAACCATTAGGTAGAAATTTTACAAGGCAAGGTTTTTTTGATTATGTAAAAAAAGAAAGTTCTTTTTTAAATAGTTATTTTGATCAGATAGGATTAGCTAGAGGAGAAGGTGTTGATACTTCAAGAGATCTTAGAGAACTAAGAACGTTATTTGATGATGCTAAAATTGAATACCCAGATTTAATAGGAGAATTTGATCCTGGAAGTATATCCACTCTTAAATCAAAAAGGTCCTCTGATTATATAGCTGACTATGAACCAGGCGGAGTAAGATGGAGTGATGGTACTGTCGTTAAAAAAGGTAGTGATTTAGAAAAAACAATAAGAGGTTTTAAAAGAGATGTTTTACAATTTGTTCCTGTTGGAGATAATACTTTAATGGTTAATACAAATTTAGATAATCAAATAAGTAGAATGATTAATAAACAAGTATTACAAGGTGTGGATCCTTTAAAAGCAGCAAATAACGTAGGCAAAGTTTTAAAAAATACCGACCCTAAAAAAATGTCTTCTCTTTCTGATTTATTAAATAAAAAACAAAAAATATCTGATAAGATAAAATTAGCCAGAGAAAAAGGATTAACTAATAACATCATAGATGATGTAAGTTTAGCACATGTTACCGACGTTGCAGATGATTATAGATTAGGATTAGAAATTGATAATTTATTTTTAGCGCCTTTAAAAGCTAATACAAAACAATATACTTTTTATGATAAAGCATTAAGAGAGCTACAAGGTAAATTACAATCAGGTGTTTCTACTCCTGGTATGTCCGCCGACATTACAAGGCAGATAGATGATGTTGGTAAACAACTTGAAGCTGAGGGTATAGTCACCGACGTTGGATATGGTAGAGTAGGTAAAGCTAGATCAGCAGATGATGTTACAAAAATGTATGATGAACAGCTTGATTTTTACATGGCACAACCTGAAGATAGACTCTATACTGCAGACATGAATAAAAGAATTCAAGAAGGAGCTCAAGGACCTGCTTTTGCTGAAGGGGGAGAAGTGGTAGTTGACGAAGAAACAGGAATGATGGATTACTTAACGGATAATCCACTTTACAACAATGTTATTAAACCTATTGAAGAAGCACGAGATGCTAAAACAGAAGAATATGATTTAGAAAACAATCCTCAACGAGTACTTCCTGTGATGGTAGGAGAAGCTTTAGAATTACCAGGCGAAGCATATAATGCTCTTCCTAATTGGTTGGAAGGAAATGATGCTATTTTAAAAAATTTAGGAAATCCAAACGCACCTTCAGTAGCTTTAGCAAAAGCAGCAACAGGACTTATGGGAATGATGACAGATCCAGTTGCACGATTAACAAAAAATATAGGTGATCCTGATCGAGTTACTACAATTCCTTATCCTACATGGGAGAAAAAAGAAGACGGTCAGTATCATTATAAAGACATGCAAACTTTAGAATTACCCTCTGATAATCCTATTGCTATAGGTATTGATACATTAAAGACAGCAGGACTTGGAGCAGCGGAAATATTACTTGCTTTTAATCCAATTAAACTTGTTAAACTTGGAGCTAATCCTAACTTAGCACAAAAAGTAGGAAAGTTTGTTGTTAATGATTTAGCTGGTCCTTTAATTGCTTTAACCACTGCACATAAAGCAGCAGACGTATTAGATTCCAAGCAATCAGAAGAACTTAATCAAGCAGTAGATCAAATGCAAAAAGAGACAGATAAACTTATTGATGATATGGAAAATGTACAAGACGCAGCAGAGTTTGGAGAGTCACAAGATCCTGGTTATGGTTTTAATGATGGTTATGCAAATTCAGGGTTTGCTTACGGCGGAGAGGTAACACCTGGTCCTTTTGCCGAGTCTATGCAAACAGGATTAGAAGAAGAAATAGATATACAAGATTTAGATTTAGGACCTGCTTACGAAGGTTTTGACGATTTAGATATTTTTGAAGAAGCAGAACGAGGTGGTAATCAACCTGTTGAAGTAGCTTTAAATCTTAATAAAGTTGTAGGAGAAGTACCAAAGTGGGTTAAGCAAGGTAAAGAGAGATTTAAAATGGCAATGGATAATTTATTGCCTGGTCGTAATACACCTGACACAGGAACTGATGTTGCTATTGTTGATGACGTCGTAGAAAACGTTACACCACTGACGCGTTCAGAACCAGGACAGATTTTCTATCATCAAATGGAAGCAGAGTTAGAGCGTGGACCTAAAGTATACAACAGTTCTAAAGAGGTTTATGATTTTTTAAACGCAAGAGGAATTGGAAAAGTAGAAGTTATTGATTCGGAAATAAAACCAATGCTAGAAAAACTAGAGGGCATGGGTCAACCAATCACTAGAGAAATGTTACTAGGCGTGGTCCGTGAGTCGCCAATCAGGAATGTTAAATCAGGAGGCTACGGCTTCTTATCGGATACTCTTGACGGCGAAATGAGATCACTAAATTATTCAGGTTACAAAGAAAGAGGCGCCATACCTAATACAGATAGGGAACGTGTGTTGTATGTTGATCCGCAAGATCTACGTGGAGACACAGGAAATTTGCCTAGTAGTATGAGCCCACATAGCTTTAGTGAACCGTACGTTATTGCGTGGTCGCGGCTCTCGGACCGTGAACTAGGAGGAGCGTTTACAGGAAAGACAACAACGTTTGCAGATGAAATACAATCAGATATTTTTCAAGCTTCTCAACGAGTAGCAGGAAAATTAGCAGCAAAGATGCGCCATATGGCAGATCAAGGCATACCGTTTGATAGAATTCAAAACGACCTACAACGAGACATGATGCAGTATTTTAAAGACAAAGGAACTGTCTTTAGAGAAAGTATGCCAAGTGCGTCAGCTTTGAAAGTAGAATACGATAAGTTAGTATCTCTACAAAATCAATTACGAGAACTATCAAAAACACCTGTTCCTGAAATTACAGACGAGATGTTAACAGCAGCAAGAGGTGTAGAAGCACAACAGACAGCTATTCTAGATAACTTAGTAGATAAATTTAATTTAGATTTAAATAAACAACTGTATCCTAATCTACCATTTAAATTGAGAGATCAATGGGCAGATGCCTCTATTAAAAGAGATATTTACGAAGCGGCGTATCGTAAGTTTGTTTTAAAAGATCCAAACGCTACAGATTATTACGCCATTACACCTGCTAACTTAGTAACAAAAAGATATGGTCAAGCAGGGTCAACAAAAACACCACAAGCAGATAGAATAGCAGATAAAAAAGAAAGACTTGAGAGATGGGTAAGAGGAGGTATGGAAGGTGATATACCTAACTCGCAATATCCAGGCGTAGGTATGTATGAGTTTTATGGTGGTCCAGGAACCGATGTAGTAACAGAAGGTGGTAAACACTTTACGTCGTCTATGGAAAAAACATTGAAACGTATTGCAAAAGAAAACAATGTGAAAGTAGAAGTATTACCTGTAAAAATAGGAGACGATGCAAAAGATGTATGGAATGTTGTTAACAAAGAAACAGGCGAGATTTTAGGAACTGGCGATACAGCAAGACAAGCTGATGCTATCGCTAATGATTTATTACTTCAGGGTATGAAAATCAAGGTAGATAGAACTAAGCAGTTTGACACAGCACCTAGTTTTGGTGTAGAATTGACGCCTTCTATGGCAGAGGCATTTAAGGCATATATGGCCTCTGGTGGTTATGTTGCAGACGAAGAAATAGTAGGAGCTTATGGCGATTGATAATATAGATAAAAGAATACAAAACCCGATTTCACCTGAACCACAGGATTTTGATAAAGGCACTGTTCCTGTTGACATAAACGGATTTGAAATAACTGACGACGTAGAAATATTAGAAGATGGTTCTGCTATTGTTGGTGAACAAGTAGAAGATATACAAGTTGATTTTAATACAAACATTGCAGAAGTATTAGACGAAAAAGAGTTAGGTAAGCTTTCTTCTGACTTAATGGAGAAGGTAGAAAACGATAAGTCATCAAGAAAAGAATGGTCAGAAACATATCGTAAAGGATTAGATCTTTTAGGTTTTAAATACAGAGATAGAACGCAACCTTTTCAAGGAGCAAGTAGTGTTACACATCCGATGTTAGCAGAATCGGTAACGCAGTTTCAAGCACAAGCATACAGAGAATTATTACCAGCAGGAGGTCCTGTTAATACACAGGTCATGGGTAAAATAGATCCTGCAAAAGAAGAACAAGCACAGCGTGTAAAAGAATTTATGAATTATCAAATCATGCACGTTATGGAGGAGTATGATCCTGAACTAGATCAAATGCTATTTCATTTACCTCTTGCAGGTTCAGCATTTAAAAAAGTTTACTACGATGATGTATTACAACGAGCAGTTTCTAAGTTTGTGTCGGCTGATGATTTATTAGTTCCTTACACAGCTACTGATTTATATTCTACAGAAAGAATTACACATGTTGTAAAAATGAACGAGAATGAAATTCGTAAACAACAAGTAGGGGGTTTTTATCGTGATGTTGATGTACAATCATTAGACAACGAAGATAGAGTTACTGAAAAAGAAAGACAGATAGAAGGTATTCAAGATACAGGAATGGAAGATGAATATACTTTATTTGAAATGCATGTTGATTTAAACATTGAAGGAATAGATAGTGACGATGGAATTAAAGTTCCTTATATCGTAACTATTGACGAGGGATCAACACAAGTTCTTTCTATCTATAGAAACTACAAAGAAGATGATCCTCTTAAAAAGAAAAACAAATATTTTGTCCACTATAAGTTTTTGCCTGGCATGGGTTTTTATGGCTTTGGTCTTATTCACATGCTCGGGGGTCTCTCCCGAACTGCCACGGCAGCACTTAGACAACTTCTTGATGCAGGTACATTGTCCAATCTCCCTGCGGGTTTCAAGGCTCGTGGATTGCGAGTTAAAGACGACGATTCTCCCCTCCAACCAGGAGAGTTCAGGGATGTAGATGCACCTGGCGGAAGTCTACGTGATGGCTTAATGCCTTTACCTTATAAAGAACCAAGTCAAACATTATTTCAATTATTAGGTTTCGTTGTAGAAGCGGGAACTCGTTTTGCAACAGTGGCTGATCAAAAAATAGGTGATGCTGGAGGAGCTGGTGCTCCTGTTGGAACAACAATGGCTGTTATGGAGAGAGGCACACGAGTAATGAGTGCTATTCATAAAAGATTACACTATGCACAAAAAGTAGAGTTTAATATTTTATCAAATATATTTAAAGAGTCTTTATCTCCTGCTTATCCTTACAAACCATCTGGTCAACAAGGTTTTGAAATGGTTAAACAACAAGACTTTGATGACAGAATAGATGTTATTCCAGTTTCTGATCCAAATATTTTTTCTATGTCTCAACGTGTTACGTTGGCACAAACACAATTACAATTAGCACAAGCTGATCCTGCTTCTCATAATATGTATGAAGCGTACAGAAGAATGTATGAAGCACTTGGTGTAAAAGATATTGTTTCTATTTTACCAACACCTCAACAACCACAACCTTTAGATCCAGGTATAGAAAATTCTAAAGCGTTAATGGGTCAAGCATTAAGAGCATTTAGAGGTCAAAACCACATGGCTCACATTGATGCTCATCAAGCAATGATGTCATCATTCTTAGTTAAAAATAATATGCAAACTTTAATGTTATTAGAGTCACATGTAATGGAACATGTTGCGTTGCAAGCTAGAGAAGAGGTAGAAGAAGAAAATAGAGAAGCAATTGAGCAACAGTCTGCTCAATATGGTGGTCAATTACCTCAAGAAATTCAAATGCAGTTCCAAGAAATTATTGAAGCAAGAACAGCAGAGAAAATTGTAGAGATGACAGAGGAAATGATAGCTGAAGAACAAGAATATTTAGAATCTGAAAACGCTGATCCTTTGATTGAGTTAAAACAACAAGAAATTAACTTAAAAGCAATGGATAATGAGCGTAAAAAGAACTATGACGAAGTTCGTCTAGGTTTAGACCAAGCAAAATTACAACAAACAGCAGATTTAACACAAGATAAGATAGATTCTCAGGAAGATATTGCTCAATTAAGAGCAAATGTTAATTTAGAAAAGGCAAATACGCCAAGAAAAGAGAAAATACAAAAAGATGTTAATTTCGAAGACTAATGCTGATCTTAAACTTGAAGAGTTTTTTATTTCTTTAATGGAAATGGTAGAAAAGTCTTCCAAAACATCAGAGGATAGTGTACTTTTAGCAGGCGCTATGATGAGCATGGCTAAAGTTTTATACTTTCAAGAGTTAGGACCAAGAGAAGGGCAAGAATTACTCGATAAAGGCATTTTTGACTTTGTTGAAATATTTAAACCAACTATTCACTAGGAGATATTATGGCAAACACTCGCAGAATGAACAGATTAGAAGAGCTAGGCAGAGTAAATGCTGAAAAAGCTTACACTAGAAAAGGTAAAAAGAACCTTAAAGCAGAAAAAAGTAGAATTGTTGGAGAATTAAAAAGAAAAAAAGGCGGAAGTGCTAAATTTCCTGATTTAAGTGGTGATGGTAAAGTTACCAAAAAAGATATTCTCATGGGTCGTGGTGTAATTAAAAAGAAACGCGGTGGCGCAGTAGATTCTCCAAAGAAAAAGAAAAAGAAAAAAGGTTTATTAGGTATAGCTGTTGAAATGTTTAGACCTAAAACAATATCTGCTAAAGATGGTGGTTCCATAAATAAAAAATTATTAGATGAATTAAGAAAACGTA